CGTTCTGCATCCGCTTCGTACATTGCACGAATCTCCAACACCTCAACTTCAATTAGTCAATCAAGCCAATCTCCATCTAGTGCTGATGTTCGTATCTTCGGTGGTGGATCTGGCGGAGAAGCGCTTGAGGCACCATTTGATGGACGCCTCTCCTTTTACTCCATTGGCGAATCTTTAGACCTTGCGCTCCTCGATACTCGCGTCACAACACTGATGAGCGATCTCGCGGCAGCGATACCTTAACCCGCCCTCGTAGTGTCCCCGACTAATGCAGGCTAGAATTCATTTGTTTCCGCCCTGCCTCGGCATCGGGCCTGCTATTGCTGATGGCATTCACCGAGAATTTAGACGTCTTCTTTTCAACCGGGGGTTTCGGTTTGGCCGTTACCGCTGGTAGTGATACTGGTGTGGGCATTCTCGACATGCCTTCCGAAATCATTGCCGACGGTGTTGTCCTAACCACCGATTACAAGCTTTTAGTGAAAACAGAAGACTTCACCTCAGTTACTCGGGGATCAGCAGTGACCGTTGATGGCACGGCTTACACCGCGCGTGAGGTGATGCTGCTCGATGACGGCAAGATCACCCAAATCATGTTGATGAAAGACTGATGCCTGAGATTTACGGAAGCTGGGCCTCACGTCGCGAGAACATTGTAACCCTTGGCACACTCACTTCAATTGCCGCAACTGATGCTGTCGAAGTCAGTGGCATCAACTTTACGTTCGTTCATGAAGTCACAGGCGGGAGCGTCACCGTCGTCGACGAGGGCAGTATTGACGGGACAAACTGGTTCTCCCTAGACGAAGTCAAGTCTCACAACGAATCCGGGGTTGACGCGCATTTCTACCCCAATCGAGTGGTGCGCTACGTCCGTTCCCGCACCACTGCAATCGGCGCTGGCGAATCCATCACCATTTCCATGGCCTGCGACTAGAACCATTCGCTAAATCCACGCCCATAATGCGGACATGGATAAGCACACCCGTGAAAACTGGAAAAAAGTTCGGGAGGCCCTAGAACGCGCCGGAAAGACTGACTGTTTGATTTACCGTAGAGCTCTAGCTATCACCACTGGTGGCAAGGATCCTGGTCCCTTCGGCACAAACGTCTAATGACTACCAAGCGCGAAACAATCCTTGCCGCAATCAAGACCACTCTTACTGGCACCACTGGCGTCGGCACTCGCATCTACAGAAGCCGGGTCGAGCCGATGGCGCGGGACGAGGCTCCGGCTTTAGTAATTGAGCCTCTTTACGACACTCCAGTTCAGAACACCAGTCTGCCAACTTTGGACTGGACGTTTCGCGTGCGAATCAGCGTCATTGTGCGCGGCGCCATTCCGGATCAAAGCGCAGATGCAGTCATTGAAAGCTTGCACTCAAAACTGATGGCAGACCTGACGCTTGGCGGCGAGGCCATTGATATCGAGCCGGCACAAACGAGCTTCAATTTTTTTGAAGCGGATCAACCAGCAGGAGTTGTTTTCTGCGAATACGAAGTGCGCTACCGCACTCAAGTTGCTGATCTGACCCAATAACCAGTCAACCTAGACTTGGGCCTAACAAGTCACTCGACTTACCATGACTGATGAACACCGTGGTGAAGGCGGGAGTTACCTGCTGGACCCGGAAACGGGCGAGCGCAAGTTAATCCGGCGCACGCTTCCCCCAACACCATCTGAGGCAAACACTCATGGCTCTGCTACTGCGGAAACGCCTGATTCTGATCGAGACGGAGTCGAGCTACGGGACGGACGCAACTCCCGACGGGGCCGACGCCGTACTGGTTCGGGATCTGAACATCACTCCCCAGCAGAGTGACGTTGTCAACCGCGACCTGGTCCGCCCCTATCTCGGTGCATCCGAGCAACTGCTGGCCAATACCCGCGTTGAATGCACCTTCAGCGTTGAGCTGACTGGTTCCGGCACCGCCGGCACTGCTCCTGCTTATGGCAAAGCTCTTCAAGCTTGCGGCCTTAGCGAGACGATCGTTGCTGCCACCAGCGTCACCTACGCCCCGGTGAGCGCAAGTTTCGACAGCGTCACTATCTACTACAACATTGATGGTCTGCGTCACAAGGTGACCGGTGCTCGCGGCACCTGTTCCATTAACGCTTCTGTGGGAGAAATTCCTTCCATCGATTTCAGCTTTACCGGCGTGTACAACGCTCCTGATGACAGCGCTCTGCCTACCGCAACCTACGCGAACCAAGCTACCCCGCTGATCTTCAAGAACGGCAATACCAGCAGCTTCCAGCTGCTCTCTTACGCTGGTGCGCTCCAGACCTTCAGCTTTGACCTAGGTAACTCCCTGGCCTATCGCGAACTGGTTGGTGGCACCAAAGAGGTGCTGCTTACAGACCGCGCTTCCACCGGTTCCACCACCTTGGAAGCAATCAGCATTGCAACGAAGGACTACTTCGCTGCTGCGCTGAGCGACACCACCTTGGGGAACCTGGACTTTACCCATGGCACGGCTGCCGGCAACATCGTCGACTTCGCCTCCACTCGCGTGGACATTGGCGACGTCAGCTACGGCGATCAGGACGGCATTGCAATGCTGACCATCCCCTATACCTGCGTGCCGAGCACTGCAGGCAACGACGAGTTCGAGCTGGTGTACAGCTAAGCAAAGAGCTCACGTTGACTTCGGGGGCCGCTGATGCGGCCTCTTTTTTTTTGTGCCTGTAAGATGAAGCAGAACTACTACTCGTTTTTATGGCGTTCGTTCGCAAAAAGGTAAAAACCTTTAAGTGGCCTGTGACCGTTACGGAGCCCAGCAGCGAGAAGCCCGGAGAATTTGAAGAGTCAACCTTTACTGCAGTTTTCAAGCGAGTCAAGATGTCTCAGCTTGAGAAGATGGCGGAAACCAATGGCGCAAGCTTTCTTAGCAAGGTCTTGGTCGGCTGGGAAGGAATCGAAGATGAGGATGGCTCAGAGCTGAAATTTTCCGAATCTGCACTGGAAGAATTTGCCGATGATGCCGATTGGACGCGCGCAGTTTTAAGCGCGTATACCGCCACATACGCAGAGGCAGAAGCAAAAAACTAAGAGAAGCTGCGATTTACTGGGTTACTGGCGGCAAGATAGTCGAAGACAAAACCCAGGAGGACGCAGCTGCTTTTGGCATACAAATAGAGAAACCTAAGCCCCAAGAGCCAGATCACTTCGAGGTCTGGGAAGAAAACTGGCCTGCAGTGGAAATGTTTCTACGCATGCAGACTCAGTGGAGCGTCTCAATGGGCGGACTCATTGGCTTCAAATACGAAGTTTTGCTTTGTTCTGGGGGCTTGTTTGACCTATACAATGTGGAGGATCGAAAGGATGTGCTTGAGCGTCTTCAGGTCATGGAGGCGACAGCCTTGACTGAATTGAGGAAGCGCTCTGATGGCTCAGGTTGAAGATCTCAAGATCCTTCTCAAGGTCAAGGATGCTGGTGGCACCCAGGTCATTGAGAAAATCCAGAATCAATTAAGAGGCTTGCAACGCGCTGCCAATAAGGCCAGCACCTCTGGAATTGACGAGGTCGCTCGTAGCGTTCGCAGCTTTGATGGCTCCGGCAAGAAAAACATTGAGACTCTTCGGTCTCAAGTAACTGCGATGAAAGCCCTGCGTGAGCAGGCAATCATTGGTAGTACGCAGTTCAAGGTCTTAACGGCCGATATCAATAGATATTCAGCAGCTCTTGACAAGGCCGAAGGCGGAAGACCAAAAGGCGGAAGGCTTGCAAATCTTGCCAAAGGCGCTGGAGCTATTGCAGCGGGTGGCGTTTTTGGTGGACCCGAAGGCGCAATTGGTGGCGCAGCGGGCTTAGCGCTTGGCGGCCCCGCAGGCGCTGCAGCTGGCGCTGCGATTGGTGCGCAAGTTGGAATGTTCCGTCAGCAGCTTGGTGCCTTGGCTGAATATTCAGCCGATTTGGCAAAACAGCGATTAGCGCTGCAGCTTGTGACTAAAGACTCTGACGAATATCAGCGCGCTTTAGCTTTTATTTCAAAAACCAGCAAAGAGCTTGCAATACCGCAAGACATTCTTACTCGTCAATTCACAAAGCTTTCGGCCTCTGTTATTGGCGCAGGCGGAAGTGTTCAAGACGCAGAAACAGCGTTTATTGGTGTCGCCTCTGGCATTAGAGGTACAGGCGGAAGCCTTCAGGATCTTGAATCCGCGCTCGTGGCCACATCTCAGGTCTTCAGCAAAGGCAAGGTGTCTGCTGAGGAGCTGCGACAGCAAATTGGTGAACGCCTGCCTGGCGCGTTCACTTTATTTGCAGCGTCGCTGGACATGACGCCTGCGCAACTAGATAAAGCTCTTGAAAAGGGTCAAGTCAGTCTGCAGGACTTCCAAAAATTTGCGGTCAAGCTGTTTAAAGAATATGGAGTATCGGCTCAAGTTCTAGCTGACAGCCCGATGGCGGCTGGTGACAGGCTGCAAACCGCGTTAAAAGATTTATCCAGCACCGTTGGAAGCCTGCTTGCTCCTATCGGTGCCGCCTTTCAGTCGACTTTTGCAGACATCGCCAATGCAATAAATGGCGCGGCGCAGGCTTTTATTAATTTCTTTGGCCTAACGAAGGCTGGGCAGATGGAACGCCTGACTCAGCGCATTGGTGTGACAGTAGAAAGACTTACCGCATTTGACGAGCGCAGAAGAAAACTGGTAGAGCGTGGAGTTGACACTACCGTCATAGATTCACAAATCAAAACCTTCAGAGATCGACTAAATAAGCTCACTGACGAATACTATTCGCTGCAAAAAATTGAAAATGCAATAGCAGCAGGTCAAGGGACAAAGCCAGCAGGTGGCTTGCCAGATGTTGATAGAACAAAAACAGGAGGAGACGGCTCAAGCAAGCGCATTCCTGCATCTCAAAAGTTAGTTGAGTTGCAAACCTTGTTGGCTGAGCGCACGGGCAAGGTTGGCAAAGAAGAGCTTGCAACCTTGAACTACATGATTGCAAGGCAAAAGATCCTTGACAACAATCTTTTGCCCGCAACAGACAAAGAAACCAGGCTACAGGCGGCACTAGCAGCATTCAGAAACACGATATTTGGCCTCCGGGAAAAAGAAACAAAAGAAATTGAAAAGCAGCTTGAAAAACAGCAACAAATGCAGGACAGTTTTAATAAAGAGATTGAAGATAGAAAATACAATTTAGGACTCATAAGTGATGATGAATACAATGAGCTACTGATCAAGCGCGAGCGCGAGCGCCTAAGGGATGCCTATCCCGACCTCAGCGAGGGCAAGCGGGAAGAGATGGTTCAGCTCAAGCGCCAAGAGATCGACCCCACGCTTGGCGAGGGCATTAAGCAGCGTGCTGGCCAAGTGAAACGCGAGCTTAAGGATCTAGTCGATAAGACCAACCAAGTCGCCGGCGCGGCCAACGCGATCGGCAGTGCATTCAGTAAGTCCTTCGTCGACGT